ATCCGTTCTGCGAACCGCGTTCAGCTCTACATTAGCACTAGGAGCAGAACCGTCAGCAACTTCTACTACACGATTCTTGGTGTCCACAGCGCTAAGTATGTTGTTTACGGCAACCTTAATTTGATCGTCATACCTATATACATGCACACGTTCAGGAAATCTAGTCGTGGCATTAACCACACTAACCATCGCGCCCCTCAAAAGGTTTGCTAAGTCAGTGCGATTAACCTGCACTTGAAAAGAATCTCCCAAAGCATTATTTAGTATATTTAATAAGTTACTAGCATCAAACCAAGCATTACTAAACAGCACTATAGTATTGTCACTTATCGGAGTGTAAGCCATGGAGTTTTTCAAATTGTTGCTGCAACTTAGTTCCAGCATCAGATTCTCCATCCCCATGTCTTACAACCTCATTTTTATTTTTAAACTTTTCAGCACTCTGCTTATTAATATTCTTTCTATTAACTATTCCTAACTGATAAAGTTGACTCTGTACTTCCATTTTACTACACAGCTCTTCAACCTTATCTTCAGAAATTGTACCAGATATCCTTCCATTGTCATCAAAACCAACGTCCGTGAGACCGTCCCTTAGCGAACTCATGATCGCCGTCTTGCTCAGTGAATAGAAAAATCCTATTTCACAGGCTGTTACGTCCACATCATTTCGGACGTCCTTAGACTCAATCCAATGGGCGAGTGCCCAGCTGGTCTTCTTGAAATCCCTCACGGATACTGGGTAATTCGGTCTGGTAACCATTCTGAAATCCCCATTCTTTGCCTTTGCTGTGACGGCCGCTACCTTGGCCGCAGTTACGTTGGTCATCCTAGTATCAAATAAACAAAACACAGCGGTTACATTGGCCTTTTCTGGTACCAACCAAGTGCCATTTATTGCTACACCTATTAAATAAAAGTACTTATAACCATTTTTCTCAACATTCCCAATTTCTTTCGAAACATCTAAGAAGGTGACTCCAACGTCCTTCATGTTCGAAGCTATGTCGAACGTTATGAGTTTGTACTTTGGAGCGGTCAACCCCAATTTCTCCATCCATTCTTTGTACTTGTTCGGCTTTAGAAACTCCTTCCGCATATCTGCAGTGGCTGCGGTTTTCCGAACTGCCTGGGGCACTGATAGTGCACTGTTTGCTGTTTTGTTTTCCGCATCGGTCGATTCGACGACTTCCGCGGTCGCTTTCTGATCCTTGCCTTCCAACTCGGTCGGAGCGGCTGCCATTATCAACTATCACAAACAAGTCCCTAAACAAATTCCTGTCAGTTATTATCTTCCACAAGCAATTCAAAACGTACTGACACGAACCTCCCCCGGCATACACTTCATTAAACGCGTCGTCAAGAAGATGAACATAAGCAGAGTTACCATAACTCTTCGTTAAATCCATTAATGACACGCGCATTTCCTCGATGTGCTCCTCATCCTTCAAGTTTTTATTTCCCAATCTGGTTATCACCTTTAAAGGATCGGGGAACACTTTACAACCAGACTCATGCATCACTATGAACTTGCCGCAAAAGTAACCTGTTTTCTTTACAAGCAATTTGGCATTGAAATTCCATTGCAAAGCTGCAAGTTCCATAGTAGACCTATACTCCATTCCTTTTGGGAACAGCACAATTGAATCATCGCCGCAAAAGGCAGCCCTGACGCATTTGTCTAGATCTGTTATACTTGCCATGCAAGCAGCTATGATCAGGACATTACCGA